CACACACACACACACAGCAACAACTGTGCCGATGTTTGCTGTAACTGAGAAATATTTTTAGCCCACACAAAACCGCTTCGATGGCGGTTTTTTTACGCCTGTTGCCTGCCGCCACGCCTTTCAGGACTAGGGGTTAACCCTTGTTTGCAACTGGTTCGACACTTTTTCAAAAAATAATTAACGTCCAATCGTTTTTTAACGAAAATTCGTTATAGAATAGCGCCATGCCAGAACGATACAGGTTCTGGAGCAAGTGACCAGGCCATTGTGATGATGGAGCGCCCTACGCACTGGAGCCGACCGAGAGGCTGAAACCGGGTTTTGATACGGGAATGAATAGAAGGCCCGTCAGTTAGCTACCTGTGAAGGTGGCGAAACACATCAGCATCTGGGGCCAGTGACGGTCGCCTTAGAGCCTTCGCCGGGTGCTGATGTGTTTTAGGCCAAAATGGCCATGCCCTGACGCTGCAAAGCAAAAAAGGGATTGAGGGAATTGTCCCGAGACTGGCCGCGCAGAATCGCGGTAGGAGAAGGTTCATGTACCTGGTTAAAACAGGCTACGTGGACGGCAACCCTTACGCCGGGACAACGTACAAAGAGTACGAAAGCCTGGCAGAGGCAACCGAAGAAGCTCGCAAGAGGTTTTCGACGGTATTGGTTAAAACCGATACCACGCCGTTCGCTGGCGACATCCTGGCTGACTTCGGTCATCACTAGATGTAAAGACTGGCAAGTCTTAAAACATGCCGCCCGACACCGGGGCGCGTACCGGGTAACAGCGTCCCAGCCGCTTTGCTGGTGTTTTTATGATCGGATTTGATATGACTACGCAATGGATTGGCCCGGATGAAACTTTGAGCCTGGGAGACAAGGGATTCTTCATTGAATTCCACAACGAAAACACTGGCGGTGAGCGCTACGAACTGCGCGACACGCCAGCACACACCAACCAAAGCCACCAGCCGCGCCTGTATGGGTGGTGCGGCAGCTACAACAACTTGAGCACCAGCGCCTGCGGCATGGCGAAAGTCATCCGAGTGGCGAAAAACGGACGCTGTCTTGTGCAATTTTTGGAGGGCGATGAATTGCAGTCAGCTCTTGAAGAGCTTGGGTATCCAGACTTGACTGCCGACGACTAATAAAGTCCCACGAAAATTACCAGCCGCATCTAACCCATGCGGCTTTTTTACACCCGCACCCGCCACCGCCCCTCAAAATAGTGAAACAAAAGGGCAAACAATTTCCCATAATGCGAAATACAGTCGCGGCATATGGGAACCTACTCACGCGACACCACTGACCAGCTCACCGCCCGACGCGCTGCATTAGCCGACGCGCTGCACAAACGCCTCACCCAGCCCACCTCCGTCAACCACAACGGCAGCAGCGCCCACTACGCCCAAACCACAGACACCATCAAACGCGAAATTGCCGACATCGACCGCGAGCTAGACCGCCGCGACGGCACCCCGGCGCAAAACCGCCCCTTCTACGTCATCGGCTAAGGCCAGCACCCCATGGCCGACATCCTCAACAAAATCAAAACCATCGCTGGCCGCCTATTTGGCGCGCCAGAAACCAGCGCGCGCACCAGCGCCGCCAGCCTCAGCAGCCACGCCGCCGCCAGCTACGCCGACCCCAGCATGGCCCACTGGACCCCTGGGGCCTACAGCGCCGACGCTGACCTGCTACCCGACCTGCCCACCCTCACCGCCCGCAGCCGCGACCTCAGCCGCAACAACGGGCTCATGTCGGCCGCCATCCAAACCCTCTGCGACAACATCATCGGCAGCACCCAGCGCCTCAACGCCACCCCTGACTACCGCCTGCTCGACTGGACCCTCGACCAATCGCGCGACTGGAGCAACACCACCGAAGCCAAATTCCGAAGTTGGGCCGACAGCACCGCCTGCGACGCCACCGACACCCAAACCCTGCTCGGCCTCAGCCACCAGGCCCTGCGCGGCTGCCTACTCAATGGCGACGCCATCGCGCTCCCGCTCTGGCTCCCCGAACCCGGCGCCGACTGGTCCACCCGCCTCATGCTCCTTGAGAGCGACCGCCTCTGCACCCCCACCCACCTGCAAAACGCCGACAACATCCGTGGCGGCATCGAATACAACCCCCACGGACAACCCATTGCCTACCACATCCTGCGCCGCCACCCCGGCGACATCTTCATGTATGGCAGCCGAGCCACCCTCGAATGGGACCGCATCCCGGCCAAAAACAGCTTTGGCCGCCGCCAGGTCATCCACCTGCACGACAAAGAACGCACCGGACAAAGCCGTGGCAAACCCATCGCCACCGTCATCATGCGCGAACTCCGCATGGCCGGCGACTACGCCCACAACGAACTCAGCGCATCCGTCACCAACTCCATCGTTGCCGCGTTTTTAGAAACCGACCTTGACACCAACAGTGCCAGCGCCCTATTTGGCCAAGACCCCAGCACCACCTGGGCGCAAAACACCGAATACGCCAAAGCCAGCGGACTAACCACCAAAAAAATGAGCAGCGGCGGCATCGTCACCCTCCCCCCCGGCACCAAAATCAACACCATAGCCCCAGGCCGCCCCAACGCCAGCTTCGAGGCCTTCATGCTTGCCAGCCTGCGCAACATCGCCGCCGGCCTCAACATCCCCTACGAACTGCTGGTCAAAGACTTCAGCAAAACCAGCTATTCATCCGCCCGCGCATCCATGCTTGAAGCCTGGCGCTACTTCAACAACCGCCGCCGCTGGCTCACCGAAACCTGGCTCAAACCCGTCTACGAACTCTGGCTCGAAGAAGCCATCAACACCGGCCACATCCAGGCCCCCAACTACTACAGCCACAAATACGCCTACAGCCGCGCCCGCTTCATCTTTGGCGGCCGTGGCTGGGTTGACCCGGTCAAAGAAGCCCAAGCCGCCCTCATCCGCATCCAGGCCGGCCTCAGCACGATGGAAAAAGAATGCGCCGAACAGGGCGAAGACTACGAAGAAATCCTCGACCAACAAGCCATTGAAATGGCCATGAGAAAAGAACGCGGCCTCCCCGCCATCAACCCCCAGGCCATCACCGGGCAACAACAACAAAACCAGCCATCCCCCAGCGAAGACAAAACCGACCAAACCGGCCCCGAGGCAGACGACGACCTTGAAGACCCCAAGGACAACGACCCGCAAGACTCACAAAACGACAGCCCGGACCAGTCCGTAGCCAAAGCCGAAACCAACCAAAACTGGCAACACGAAACCAAGCGGACATATCCACAGCCTTCGCAAGCGTCTGGTCTGGCACGCCCATACAGGACAAACAAATGAGCTTCCTATCCGCCCACCCCCACCTCGCCGCGCGCATCTTCAACGTCGCGCTCCTGGTACACCCGCAAAAGCTCGACGCCATCATTGCCGGCCTTGGCGCCCGACTGCTTGGGGCTCAAATCATCCCCAGCTTTGAGGCCAGCGCCACCCTGCCCCCTGAACTCTTCACCACCCGCAAAGGCCCCCGCGCTGACCGTGGCTACCAGGTGATCGACGGAGTCGCCGTCCTCAACATCAGCGGCGCGCTGGTCCACAAAACCCGCCTTGAAGCCGACAGCAGCACCCTGCTCGGCTACAACTCCATCGCCGCCGACCTGCAAGACGCCATCGACCAGCCTGACATCCACGCCATCCTCCAAGTGTGGGACAGCCCCGGTGGCGAAGCCCAGGGCGCATTCCAGTACGCCGACCTGGCCCGCTCCCTGCGCGGCAAAAAACCCTTCTACGCCATCGCCGACGGCATGGCCGCCAGCGCCGGCTACCTCGGCGCCAGCGCCGCCGACCAGCTCGCCATCACCAGCACCGGCTACGCGGGCAGCATCGGTGTCGTCATGCGCCACGTTGACATGAGCGCCGCCCTGATGGCCGAAGGCGTGCGCGTCAGCCACATCTACGCCGGATCCAAAAAAATCGACGGTAACAGCTTCGAGCCCCTCAGTGCCGCCGTCCGTGCCGACTTCCAGGCCGAAATTGACGGCCTCTACAGCACCTTCATCGCCGCCGTCGCCCAGGCCCGCAGCCTCAACCCCGAAGCCATCCGTGCCACCCAGGCCGCCACCTACCGAGGCCAACACGCCATTGATGCCGGCTTAGCTGACCGCCTCAGCACCGCCGACACCCTCATCTCAGAATTGGCCGCGACCCGCTCGCGCCTTTACCCGGTCGGGCAAATTGCCCGCGCATCAACCGCTGCAACAGGAGGCCTTATGACCCAAGCCAGCACCCCCACAGGCGGTCAATTGGCCGCCACCCTGCCACCCACTGCCAGCACCCCCGCACCCATGAAAACATTCACCCAAACCGAAGTCGAAGCCCTCGTAGCCACCGCCAGCGCCCATGCTGCCACCACTGAGCGCGTCCGCCTGGCCGCCATCCAGGCCCACCCCAACGCCAGCGCCCAGCCCGGCATCGTCAAACTCTGCATCGACACAGGCATGGCCGCTGAACAAGCCGCCGCCCTACTCAGCGCCGCCACCACTGCCGCACCCGCCGCACCTGCTGCCGCTGCCAACCCCTTCGCCGCCGCCATGGCCGCCACCCAAAACCCAAAAGTCAGCGGCATCGAAGCCCCGGCCATTGACCCCGCGCTTGACCCCGCCGCCCAAGCCAACGCCATGGCCGCCAGCATCCTCGGCAACTACCGCACCGCCGCGCAGCGCACCCCCGCCTAACCTGGCGCACCACCCGCCACCCACACCCTGAAAGCCCCGCACCATGAACACCCGCGCAAAATTTGCCACCGAAGGCAGCTACTCCCCCGACAACCTCATCGCCGCCAACGCCGACCTGCTCGTTGGCCGCAAAGTCACCATCATCAGCGGCCAAAACCTGGTACGCGGCAGCGTGCTGGGCAAAATCACCACCGGCGGCAAATACAACCTCAGCCTCTCCACCGCCACCGACGGCAGCCAAACCCCCGACCTCATCCTCGCTGAACCTGCCGATGCCAGCGCCGGAGACATCACCGCCCTGGCCTACGCCCGTGGCGACTTCATCAGCAACGCCCTCACCCTCGGTGCCAGCCACACCGTTGCCAGCATCACCGAAGGCCTGCGCGCCAAAGGCATCACCCTGCTGACAGCCATCGGCTAAACCCTGCCCGCCGCTACACCGCCCACCCAACCCCCCAAAAAAAAGCCTACCCCCATGGACATCTATACCCCCGCCGTCTTGAACCGTGTTGTCTCCGGCCTGCCGCAACCCACCCCCTTCATCCTCAACAGCTTCTTCCCCACGGTGCAAACCGAAACCAGCGAAGAAATCCACTTTGACATCGACACCAGCCGCCGTCGCCTCAGCCCCTTCGTGGCACCCATAGTCGCCGGCCAGATCGTGCTCGACAAAGGCTACAGCACCAAAACATTCGCCCCGGCCTACATCAAAGACAAACGCGTCTTTGACGCCAGCCGCCCCTTCAAGCGCGCCATTGGCGAACAAATTGGCGGCTCCATGGAGCCCATGCAGCGCCTGGAAATCGCCCTCGCCAGCAGCATCGCCGACCAAATCGCCATGCTCACCCGCCGCCAGGAAGTCATGGCCATCGAAGCCCTGCGCACCGGCGCCATCACCATCAGCGGCGACAGCTACCCCAGCGCCTCGGTCAACTTTGGCCGCGATGCCGCCCTGACGGTCGCCCAACTCACCAGCACCGCCGCCTGGACCCACGCCGACGCCACCCCCCTTGACAACCTGCAAACCTGGTCGGTGCTGGTCACTGAAAAATCCGGCAGCACCGCCACCACCATCGTCATGGACATCAACGCCTGGAAAGCCTTCAGCAAAAACGCGCAGGTGCTAAAACTCCTCGACCGCTTCCGTGGCCGCGACCAACTTAACCCCACCGTCACCGGCGAAGGCGCCCGCTACATGGGCAACACCGGCGACTTCGACATCTGGGTTTACGCCGGCTGGTACGAACACCCCGACACCGCCGCCGTCACCCCTTACCTGCCCGCCAACACCGTGCTGGTGCTGGGCCCCGACATCGAAGGCGTGCGCGCCTACGGTGCCATCCGTGACGAGGCCGCCGGCTACCAGGCCATGCCCTACTACGTCAAAAGCTGGGTTGACCAAGACCCCGCCGTGCGCTACCTCATGCTGCAAAGCGCCCCGCTAACCGTCCCCTACCGCGTCAACGCCAGCCTGGCCGCCACCGTCGCCTAACGCCCGCGCCACCGTAGCCCAAAGCCACCATGCCAGCCATCCCCCCGCCCATCTTTGCCCAAGCCATCGCCGACATGCACGCCGCCCTGGTGCCCATGCTGGCCAACGTGGTGGCCGTCATCGACGGGCAGTCTGTTCCGGCCATGTTTGCCAACGCCTACGCCAGCGCCGCCTTTGACCAAATCGCCCTTGATGCCAGCCGCCCCACACTCACCGTGCTAACTGCCAACACCCCGGCCAACCCGGCAGGCACTGACGTCACCGTCAACGCCGTTGACTACATCGTGCGCAGCGCCGAACCCGACGGACTCGGCCCCACCGGCCTCACCCGCCTGGTGCTGGAACAACTCTACGCCACCGAGCCCGCTTAAACCATGGCCACCTCCATCCGCGAGCAAATCCTTCAAGCCATCGGCAACACCCTGGCCGCAGTAGCCAGCGCCCACGCTGCCACCTACCTGCGCAGCCCCACCGCGCCACTCACGCCAGAGCAAACCCCCGCCCTGCTACTGCTGCCAGAAAGCGACACGATCGAAAACCGGACCGAGGAACGCGTGCAACGCAAGCTCACCATCAGCATCGTAGCCGTTGCCCGCCAGGCCGGCACCACTGGCCAGCCGGCAGACCAAGCTGCCGACACCCTGCTGGTAGCAGCTCACGCGGCCCTGTTCCCCAAGCCCCCGCTCTCAACCCTATGGTCACGCATCGACCCCGCAGACACTGACTGGCACTCTGAGTCAATGAACGTCAGCGCAAGCTGGCAGCCCGCCAGGTATGTCATCACCTACCTGACAAAACGCCACGACATCGCCACCAAAGGCTAAACCCAAAACCCCCCCCTGAAAGCCCATCATGACCGACACCGTCTATTACCCCTACCTTGGCTCTGGCAAACTCTACGCCCGCATTGCAGGCGCTATAGCGGCCGGCCTGCTCTACCTTGGCAACGCCAGCAAGCTCGACATTTCCGTCAAAGAAGACAAGCAAAAACTCAAAGACTACACCAAGCCCGGCGGCGGCACCTATGCCAGCGTCAGCCGCATCAGCGAAGCCACCCTGGGCATGACCCTCAACGACCTCAACAAAACCAACGTCGCCCGCGCCGTCTTTGGCACCGAAACATCGGCTGCAGGCGCCACCGTGACAGATGAGGCCGTCACCGCCTACAAACTGGCCCTCATCCCATTGGCGCACCCCAACCCCACCGCCGTCAGCGTCAAAGACAGCGCCACCGGCCTCATCACCTATGTCGCCAACACCGACTACGAAGTGCGCGCCGGCGGCATCTACATCATCGGCACTGGTGCCATCACAGAAGCGCAAGCCCTAAAAGTCAGCTACACCTACGCCGCCTATGACAAGGTAGAGGCCATGACCAGCAGCGCCATCCTGCTTGAGCTCCACTTTGAAGGCTTGAACGAAGCCAACAGCGGCAAGCCCGTCATTGTTGACATCTACAAAGCCCAGCTCTCGCCAACCAAGGCGCTGAGCCTGCTGGGTGACAAGTTTGCCGACCTTGAAGTCGAAGCCGAAATACTGGCCGACACCAGCAAAACAGGCGCTGGTATCAGCCAATACTTCCGCGTCAAGCTGGCCTAACCAAACGCAAACGCATCAGGGCAGGGTAACCGGGCCCTGGTCCCACTTGCCGGTTACCAGTCCCCACGCGTAAACCGCCACCAGCAGCAGCAAGCCGGCCAGGCACAGCCCGCCCGCCCACAGCAGCGCAGGCCAAAACACCAGCCCGGCGACCAAGCAAAACGCCGCCACCAGCCAAAGCAATGCAAGCAAAATCATCATGAGTGACAACCTCGTTGAGATCAAAGTTAAAGCCAGTGTAGAGGGCACGCCTGACATCAACAAAGTCACCCAGGCGCTGGATGAAATCGCTCCCGCCGGCGCAGGCGCTGCCGCAGGCACAAACAAAGTCACTCAAGCCCTGGGCGGCATCGCCCCAGCCGGTGCTGCCGCCCAAGCCAGCACGCAAAAAGCCGCCGCCGGGTTTGACGACATGGGAACAGCCGCCCTCAAAATCAACAACATTGTCCAGCTCGTCGGCAACATGGCCAGCGCCCTCGGCGGCATACCCGCTGAAGTCCTTAAAACCGCCGACGCCTACAACAACCTGCAAGCCAAAATCAAGCTGGTAACCGGCGAAGGCCCAGCCTTTACCGCCGCCTTTGAAGGCATCAAAGCCATTGCCCAAAGCACCAGCAGCAGCCTGGAGGCCACCGGCACCCTGTTTGCCAAAATAGCCGAAGCCGGCAAACAAATGGGAGTCGGCCAGGCCGAAGCCCTCAAACTCACCGAGACCATCAACCAGGCAGTGCAACTCAGCGGGGCCAGCGCTGCCGCCAGCGATGCCGCCATCACCCAACTCATCCAGGGCCTGCAAGGCGGCGTGTTACGTGGCGACGAATTCAACAGCGTCATGGAGCAAGCCCCGCGCCTCTCGCAAGCCATGGCCGACGGCCTCGGTGTCACCACCGGCCAGTTGCGAAAAATGGCCGAAGACGGCAAATTGACCAGCGACGTGCTCATCAACGCCCTGAAAGACCAGGCCACCACCGTTGGCAGCGAATTTGACAAACTTCCCCCCACCGTTGGCCGGGCGCTCACCCAACTCGGCAACAGTTGGACCGTCTATGTCGGCGAAACCGACAAAGCCAGTGGGGCCAGCATAGCTGCTGCCGGGGCCATCACCACCCTGGCCGAAAACCTCAAAACCATCAGCGGCTACCTGATCGACGCTGGCCAGGCGGCACTGGCCTACACCGCCTACAAACTGGCCGACAACTTTTTAAACAGCGCCACCGCTGCCAAAACCGCCGCTGCCGCCATCGCCACCAGCACCGCAGCCAGCGTGGCCGACAGCGCCGCCACCGCTGCCAACACCGCCGCCATGGCCGCCAACAAAGTGGCGCGCGACGCACTAGGCACACCCATTGCCCAAATGACCCCGGCACTCAAGGGCAACGCCGCTGCCCTGACTGAAATGGGCACAGCACTGGCCGGCACCAGCACCCGTTTTGGTGAAAACAAAACCCAAATGGCCGCCATGGGGGCCGAACTCGCCAGCACCACCACCAAGACAAAAAGCGCCTGGCAAGAGCTCAACATCTTCAAGCAAACCACCACCAGCATCGGCAGCGTGGCCACCGCAGCCTTTGGCGTGGCCGGCAGCGCCCTCAAAGGCTTTGCCAGCCTGCTCGGCGGCATCCCCGGCATTGCACTGCTGGTGCTATCCAACATCAAAGACATCGGCACCTGGATGGGTGAATTTG